AATGAAACACCACAAGTTGTTGAGGGAGGTTCACCTTTAGATGCAATCAAATCTAATCGGGTCACCAACTCCGAGAATATCGACCACACAAACAACAAACCAAACTAAAGGCCATGAAGTCATTGAACTTGCCAAACAAATGGGCATGCCGTTGTTGCCTTGGCAAGAATATGTGATTCTTGATGGTTGTAAAGTTAAAGACAGTGGTGATTTTGTAAGTAAGACAAACCTGCTGATTATTGCAAGGCAAAATGGTAAGACTACGCTCACAAAATTTAGGATTCTTGCAGGGTTGTATTTGTGGGATGAAAGATTGCAGATTGCTACTGCACAAAATCGTGATGTTGCTTTGGAAACTTTCAGATCAGTTGTTGAAATGATTGATGGCCATTCCTGGCTATCTTCAAAAGTTAAATCAATCACTAGGGCTAATGGTCGTGAAGAAATTGAACTGAAGAATGGTTGCCGATACAAAATCATTGCACCGACACCTGGTGCAGCGCGTGGACTTAGTGCAAACACTGTTTATCTTGATGAAGCACGCATGCACAAATCAACAGATGGCTTTGCTGCTCTTGCCTACACAATGCAGGCTGCCAAACATCCCTCAATGTGGATTACTTCAAATGCTGGAGATATAACTTCAACTTTACTTAACCAATTGCGCGCTAGGGCTTTGCACAAAATTGAAAACAACACAGATGATGACATTGCCTACTGGGAATGGTCAGCAGAAGCAGGCTTAAAACTTTCAGATCGCAAAGGATGGGTGCAAGCCAACCCTGCTTTGGGTCACACAATTACAGAAGATACTTTGCAATCAAGAATGAACGATAATCCAAACATCATTGCCACCGAAATGCTTTGCCAATGGGTAGACACAATCCAATCACCTTGGAGTGCCGGAGATTGGAACGCCTGCCAACAAAATGGCCTCAAACTTACACCAGGAAAACCAACTTGGATTGGTGTTGAAATATCACCAGACAGAACAGGCTTTGCAATAGTCGGATCACAAATGATGGAAGATAAATCAATTGCAGTTGGCCTAATGGATTTACAAAACCAAGAAAATGCTATTGATGATCTTAAAATTGCAAGCCATGTTGCAGAATGGGCAAAGAAATACAATGCTGAAGCAATCATCTTAAACAAATTTAGTGGCGACAGTGTTGCAGCCAAACTACGCATGGGATCAATTAACGCTGAAATTATTACAGGTGCAAAGTACTACCAGGCATGTGATGAAACCCTTGGTGCAATGGCAGGAAACAGAATCACTCATGGTGGACAACCGGAACTAACAGCATCAGTCAATGCGTGCATTAAGAAAACAACTGAAGCCGGATCATGGTATGTGTCAAGGCGAAAGAATGCCACAGCAGCAATTGCAATGATGCTTTCAATACATAAAGCAACTGAAAGACAAGACTCAGGACAATTTGATATATTAGTGTCATAAATTAACACGCCCAACAGTCGGACAGTGTATGATATAAGTAACTTCTATGAGATAATTGCGAGACTATGGGAATTTTTGCAAAATACATTCAGCCTCAATTAAAGGCAGCAATTGCACCTTACACATTTCCTGATAAACCACTTTCAGTATGGTCACCTGGCTTTGATGGTGTCACATCAACATTTGTTACAAGACGCGAAGCCTTAAGTGTTCCAGCATGTGCAAGAGGCCGAAACATTATTGTCGGCACTGCTGCATCTTTGGAATTACATGTTAAAAGAAAATTTGATGATACAAGAGTTGAACCAACACCAACAATAATTTCGCAACCAGATAAAAATATGCCATCAGCAGTTGTTTATGGCATGACAGCAGAAAATCTTTTGTTTCATGGTGTTGCATATTGGCAAATTAAAGAAATTGATCCTGCAACTGGCAGACCATCACAAATCAGATGGATTGATGCACCAAGAGTTTCACAAGTACTTGATTCAACTGGTGAAATAGTGATTGGCTATCAACTTGAAGCACAAAGACTTCCAGATAACGGCATTGGCTCATTAATTCAATTTACTGGAATTGATCCAGATGGTGTTTTGAATCGTGGTGGCAGAACATTAAGAACTGCTGCTGCTCTTGAACGCGCAGTTTTTAATTACGCAGATTCTCCAACACCGAGCGTGGTGCTTAAAGCAAATGTTCCAATGGATTCAAATAAAGCAACAGCAATCTTAAATGCTTGGAAACAAGCAAGACAAACAAAAGGCACTGCGTTCCTGTCAGATAACGTGGACATGGAATCAGTTGGATTTAATGCAGCAGATTTGCAATTGACAGAAGCCAGAGAGTATCTTGCCAAGGAAATTAGTAGATTGATGAACATTCCCGCCTACTATCTTGATGCATCAACAAACACAATGACTTATTCAAACGTCACAGCAGAACGCAGAGCATTACTTGATTTCTCATTACGTCCATTACTAACTGCTATCGAACAAAGATTGTCAATGGATGACGTAACTGTTTCAACACAATATGTGGAATATGATCTTGATGACTTTTTAAGAGGCAATCCTCTCGAAAGGGCTGACGTGTACCAAAAATTAATTCCGTTAGGTGTATTAACAGTTGAAGAAGCACGCGAAGAAGAAGATCTAGTGAGGTAAAAATGGAAATTAAATTCAACAGCGATATATTAACAGCAAATACATCCAAAAGAGAAATCACAGGAATTATAGTTCCTTTTGGCAGACCCGGTTTCACAAACATGGGCACTGTCGTATTTGAACAAGGATCATTGCAATTAGGTAATGATATTAAATTATTCGAAGATCATGACATGAATAAAGTTCGTGGCAGAATGATTAGTCACGAAATTACACCAGTTGGAATAATTGGTAAATTCAAAATTGCACGCACATCAGCAGGAGATGACATTTTAACTCTTGCACAAGATGGATTAAAATCCGGATTGTCAATCGGTGCATCAATTGATCAATACGAAAACAAAGAAGATGAAGTTTATGTGACAGCAGCAAAAATTCTTGAAGTGTCTGTTGTAGATACTCCTGCATTTGCTGATGCACAAATTACAGATGTCGCTGCTCAAAAAGCAGACGAAACAGAAGTCACTGCAAATAGCGCAAGTGATGAACAAACAAACCAAACCGAAAGTGAGGTCACTTCAATGGGAAATCCTGAAGAAGTAACTCCAGTGGTCGAAACTGCGCCAGAAGTTGCAGTTGAAGCCTCTAAAGCAATATCAGCACCAGTTGCTTATGCAAAACCACGCGTGAACTTAAATGTTACTGCTGGCGAATATGCAAAAGCACAATTTAATGCAATGCAAGGAAATCAAGATGCACGCGACTTAGTTGCAGCACTTGATGCAGCAACAACAACCGAAAACATTGGTGTTGTACCTCCTACCTACCTACGCGATCTAATCGGAATCATTGATAACTCAATGCCATTCGCAGATTCAATCGAACAAGGCACATTGCCTGCAAGTGGAATGAAATTCTATCGTCCACTAATTGGCACACAAGCAACAACTGCACAAACAGCAGAAGCAGTTGAATTTGATTCAACTGACACAACAATCACTTCAAAAGAAATCAGCGTTGTTAAAATCGCTGGTGCAAACAAAGTGTCTGTTGAATTGCTTGACAGATCAGACCCTGCATTCTTAGACGTGTTATTGCGCGAACTTGCAGCATCATGGGCTCAAAAAGCAGATGCATACGCATTCTCAGTAGCATGTGGCGCAACAGGTTCATCAACAGGTGCAACTTTGTACGCAGCAATTGCTGATGGTATTTCTGATTCATATGCAATTGTTCGCAAGACTCCTAACAGATTCCTTGCAGATCCAGGTAACTTTGGTGCATTGCTTGCAGCAGTAGATGGTTCACAAAGACCATTATTTGCAGCAGCAGGACCAACTCAAAATGCAGCAGGCCTTGTAACTGCTGGTTCAACAAACGGAACAATCGCAGGATTGGGATTAGTTGTTGATCCAAACATTGACACCGGAACTGGTATCAGTGGCGTAGTTTATCCATCTGATGCAGCAACAATGTACAAATCAAGTGCATATCAATTGCGTACAAATGTTGTTTCAACAGGCGAAGTCGAGATCGGAATATACGGCTACGTCGCCACTTGTGCGAAGTATCCAACTGCATTCCGTAGTTTAACTGTTGCTTAATTAGCGACTCAAGCGTTGCCTGGCAGGTTAGACCCCTGTCCTGCCAGGTAACACCACACGAAAGGTAAGACATGGCAGAAATCATCACAGCAGCAGAA